CGAGACTCAATCCTCAGAAGATTGTAACGAACAATCTTTGCAGGTGCTTTGAATGATGCTGGTTTGTAAACATCACCAGTCTTTTTATCAACGAAAGCATGAACACTACGAGACTGAGATTCAGTCTCCATCACAATTTTGTGATACTTTCTACCACTTTCGATGTAGAATTTGTAGGGGTCAGAGTTAGGATGACGACGAGTGAAATCATCAGTCAACACGCCACACAAAGTGTTAGTGTGCTTGTCAACAATTTCGGTCGGTGTGATCATGGTGGTTTCAGTGGTGTTCATACTATGGTGACGCTTTAGAGGGCCGGCTGCCAATCCCGTGCCGTGTTAAAATTTGCATGACTAAAAGACTCACGATTCACGAGTTTGAACATACCAAACTCATTGGTGCGAACATAACCCTCACCATCAATGTTTACATCATCAATGAATGCTTCAGGACCATCATTGCTACAGGTGAATAACATATCATCCTTGATTGACTTGACAAGAGACCACAAACGCAATACATTCACGTCAATGCCATTATCATTTGCGATTGCATCTTGTGTGATGTCATCAACAGGAAAACCCTCACGAATACAGGCATTAAGTTGCTGCTTGACTCGCTTAGCTTGCTTGTCATCCATGAACTCACAGAGAGTGGACATTTGACGGGCAAATGCAACAATACCAGACCAATCCTCATCCAGTTGATCACACTTAGGAGCAACAAACAGACAGTGCTCAGTGCTCTTAGGACACAGAATCATCGGAGATGCAACAGCATCACGAAGGTCATTTTCTGCCACATAGATTGTATGTGGTGCTACGATTATGTCTTGATGAATTATCTCATCAAAGACATAAGTAATCGTATTGGGGCAAAAAGCATTGTCACCACCAAACCCAATAAAATCACCCTGAATAATCCCACTGAAATCAGGAAGGTTATCGAAACAATGATGCAATATGTTAGCAACATTGCCAGAATGATTAGCATCAATCTCTTCATGAGAGTGATTGATTTTGATAAGTTTTTTGTTGAAAACACTTTTAGTGCCTACGAAAGCTGTGCCAGTTGCAGGATCAGTGCCCCACACAATCGCAGGAGCACCATCAATTTTGAGTGAAAGATCGCTGTCAGTCAGAAACCAATCAAGGATAGAAAGGTCACCCGTGAGAATAGTATCTTCGGGGTGTTCTAGGTGGGTGTTCTTCATACTACAGGGACAGTTTAGTGGGCCGGCTTTAGACAGGGAGTCTTGCGACTGACTTTCCTTTGCTATGTTTGCTGATAAAATTAACTGCTGATTGACGATTGCGACACTCTTTGATAATTCTGCCTTGATATATCACTGCTAGTTTAGTATTACTACCTGCAATCGGTACAGCAGCATAACACAATGGGTCTGTATATTTTCCCACCATAAATCCCTCCTCAACAGGTTTAGGATCTAGAATGGATCTTTTAGTTTGTGTTAGTTTCATCGACGAATCTCACTGATAGCGGGTTGACCTTGATTGAACACGACATCAACAACTGCCTGAACTTTACGGGCAGTGCCGATACCTACACTGTCATAAGTTGGAATGCAAACTAGACCAAAGGTCTTAGACTTGCCGCCCAATCTAATCACACGGCCAATCGATTGACTGATACCAATGTAGTCCATGTTACGCATGAAGATAACAGCTTCAAGACCACTGACGTTGATACCCTCACTGAGAATACTGTGATGGATAACAACAAACTTTTTGTCAGGATCTTTGCCCCAAGTGTTCAGTGTGTCAAAGAACTTTTCACGATCGACCTTCTTACCATCAATGATTGCACCGGTCTTCGATGTGATTGTCATCCACGAATAACCACGCTCCCGCAACTCATTGCAGAACTCAGAGTGAGTCAA